GAGCAGGATGGTTCATACTATTTGAAAGAAGGTGCCAGCATCAAAGATCAAAATGGCAATTCAATCATTGCTTCTGATGGTACAATTGCTGGTGTTGATTTCACTCCGATCGAAACACAACTTGATTCGATTGAACAAGACATCACAAGTCTCGATACTTCAATCGGACTTCTTGAAGATAGTGTTGCAAATATTTCAATTGACATTCTGACACACAAATCAATTTTAGATGAGAACTATGTGGTTGAAGCAAACACAAGTGCATTGCTGATGGGACCCGTAAAGCTTCCTGGCTCGGTCAATGTTAGTCAAGATGCTTCGCTAACTGTTTTCGGAGAAATCTCGGTGACGGGCGATTTGAACATCTCTGGCACATTCTCAGTGAGGTAGCATGGCAGGAGTATTCAAGCTTGGCGGCAAGACCGTTGCAACACATGACGAACAAACAGATACGATTTCACTGGCGAGTGATGTTGTATTACCTTCTATTCCTGTCCCTGCTGGACAGATTCTACAAGTGTTACATGGATATTATGATACAGCAACAACTGTTGGAGGTACTCACATAAACATTGTAGACCTAACAGGAACAGCAAAAGGAAAAAATAGTAAATTTATTGCTCATTGGATTTTAGTAGCAGGTGGTCATCTAGATGCCCATGGACACCTTGTAAGAATCTATTTACAATCAGGTAATGCAACAACAGATACCGGTTCTGACCTAATGCAAAGTTCAGCTGGTTGGAGTGGTGCGTTTACTTATGGAGAAGACGTTCCTGGTACAGCAGATGGGCAGGGACATAGTGGTCAATATTCAATAAGAACTATAAGTGGAACCACAGCAAAAACTATGAATTTTGAAAAGGGAGATCCTTTCGCTGTAGGATTTTGGGTTCGTGGAGACTCTACATTATACTTAAACAGAAGTTATAATCGTAGTTCTCATGAATCTGGAATATCTTCTCTTACTTTATACGAGATTGCGGTATGAAATTTGACCTATCACATGCAATAACAGAATTATATTCATCTGCAAAATATGCTTTAAAAGGTTTTGACTATTCTGGATTAGAATGGTATGACGAAAGACCAAAGCCATCGAAAGAAGAACTTCAAGCTAAGATTGACGAACTCGAAGCAGCCGAACCAATGAGATTGCTCAAAGAAGAACGCAATCGTCGAATCGCAGAATCTGACTGGCGCTTTCTCTCAGACCAAACACCAAGTTCAGCGTGGATTGATTATCGTCAAGCACTTCGTGATTTACCAGCAAACAGTACACCAGAACTCGATGAGAACGGTAACTTGATCAATGTAAACTGGCCAGTTGAGCCAACGGAGTAAAATGGCAGGAACAATTACATTAGGTGGACAAACATTAGCAAGCCATGATACCGCAAGTAATACATCAAGTATTGTTGTTGATCAGTTAACTTCACCTATTATGAATGCGGCACAATTAAAGACAAATGGTATTGAATTCAATAATAGTGGTCTTGTTCTCACAAAATTTGAAACGGGAACCTGGAATATTTCTCTTGAATTTTTATACCAGGGCTACATAGGAAATAGTTCAGATTATGGTACACCAGTAACTATAGGTACAGGATTGTATACACGAATTGGTAATTTAGTTTATATAACAACGGGCTGGATAGGTGGAGATAAAATTCCACAAGATGCAATTGCTGTTAAACTCTATAGCGGATTACCTTTCACCGCCGCCGAATATAGTGAACTAACCTGCGGACGAGTGAGAGGTGGTTCAATGCGTTATAATACGTCAATAAGCACAACTGATATGGATGCGTATAGAGCTTACGTTAATAAAGACCAAAATGAAATTGGTTTTATAGTTGAAAGAATAGGTGTTGATCATACAGGATTTGTTTACATTCCAACAAAATCTGGAAGTAATCTTCCATCAGTTTCTGGATTTTATATGACAGACGAGGAATAATGGCTGGAGAAATTATAGTTGGTGGAAATATAATCGCAAGTCACACTGGTGTAGAGGGTGCTGGAGAGGTGACTTTACAAAATGTTACCTTTCCTGCTGGACATATTGTTCAAGTGCAAACAAACACTGATGACACATACTTTCATAATTTCACCAACTCAACATGGGTAGACACTTCTTTGAGTGTGAGTATTACTCCAAAATTTGAAAACAGCAAAATATATCTACATCATGTGGTCGCAACTTTAATATATAATTCAGCATCTTTTGGATTAAGATTTCGCAGAGTTACTCCAGATGCGACTAGTTTTAAAGCTAATTATACATATCATAATCAAGATTTTTGGATTCCAGGTCATTCATCTCTTATGACATTTGACACACCAAACACCACTTCGCAATGCACTTATACAGTTCAAGTTTACAAAACTCAACAGGATGCGTATTGGAATTATAATGGCCCTGGCTCGAATTATGAAGCTCAAGTAATAGCAATGGAGATTAAACAATGATTGGTCCAATAAGTAAATGCACGGTTAGTGATGCTATTTCTTCATTAGGTATAGAAAATTTTGTGGTTTATGGCAACCCAAAAAATGAAGAAGAATTTCTCACTATGTTCAGAAAGGTTGTTGGTGTAGACTCTACGAACAGTGCAATATTAAGTTCTGACCCAAATGATTTTGACGTTACCTGGAGTCAAGTGGCAGCTAAGATTACTGAACTTGAAGCGGCAGAACCAATGCGATTGCTTCGAGAAGAAAGAGATCGAAAATTAGCCGCAACAGACTGGCGTGCAACTGTTGACTATCCAGGGAATGATAAACAATTATGGTTAGACTACCGACAGGCACTCCGTGATGTAACAGAACAAGATCCAAATAACGTCACTTGGCCAGAGGAGCCGGTATGAGTAAAGCAAACAAACTCGCATCATTAGCAGTTGACGTTAACAATCTATCAGACTTAGCGGATCAGGTCACTGATATCGAGAACGCAATTGTTCGTGCAAATACAAATGCTCAACTGATTGATGGTATTGCTGATTATATTGAGGCTTTAGAAGCAAACACTACCGTAATCATGAATGACTTTGCTGACATCTCAAATGTCTTCAACTCTGGTATTACATACTCAACAGATGGTGTGAATGAATACTATGATGCGAATAGTGTGACAAACACGGTCGCAACTGTTGACATCATTGAAATGAACATTCAAAATCCTCAAGATGGTGAATTACTCAGTTATAGTTCAGAAGTGAATACATGGGTCAATTCAGCAGCACCTGTGATACCAGAACCAGAAGCACCTGTGTTATCATTTCGCAACAAGATTATTAATGGAGATATGAGAATTGACCAGAGGAATGGTGGCGCAAGCGTAGGTCCATTTACATCAGGAAGTGCAGGATACAAAAGTGTAGATAGATGGTTTATAGCTAGCGATTCAATGACTTCACAACAGATAACAGGAAATACACCTACAGGTTTTTCACACTATTTAAAACTTACTAAAGGCTCAGGAAGTAATATTGACATTCGTCAAACTGTAGAATTGTCTGCTGCAGGTCAAGCAGGGCAATTTGGTGTTGGTTCTGTTTGGACTTTAAGTTTTTATGCAAAGTCAGTAACCGGTAGTGAAACTTTAAATTTTAATACATATTTTCGTTCGGGAGTGGCGACAGGAACTTTTACTGCTGTTTCTGCGCCTACACCAAATAGTGTTACATTAACAACAAATTGGACAAGATATTCTGTATTATTTACAATTGATGTATCTCCAGGATCTGATGATTTATGTATTGCATTTGGTTTAAACACAACGGCAACAGAGTTACATCTAACAGGAGTCCAGCTTGAAGAAGGTTCAGTTGCTACACCATTTGAGCATCGGCCGTATGGTCTAGAACTAAGTCTATGTCAGAGGTATCTTGAAGCAGTAGATATAAATCAAATGACTTCAGTGTACAGTACATACCTTGGAAAGCATTATCTTACCTGTGAATTTAAAACTACAAAAAGAGTTGCTCCTTCGGCAACTAGTGTAGCTATTACAAATTATCAACCGGGTGGTGGAACAGGAACTGCTGTTATGGAAGGTGGAGCACTTGACTCTGCTAGAATATACACTGGCAGCCAAAATAGTAATTTTAACCTTCAATATATAAACAATGGGCACACTGGTGACAATGCTATTATAATTTTTGATGCAGAACTATAGGGTAACACATGGCAAAGATTTTACGCAACATTGATCAAATTATAGACACGCAAGGTAACGAGTTATCAGTTGCGAATCCTGTTGAAGTACCACAACAATTAGAATCATTTCGAAATAAGATCATCAATGGGAATATGCGGATTGATCAGAGAAATGCTGGGAGTGCAGTAACAGCCAGTGGAAATACTACTTCTTTTTTCTATCCAGTGGACAGAAATAAATGCTATCGACATCACTCATCAACTGCAGAATTTACTCTTCAACAGGTATCAGATGCACCACCAAATTTTGATAAATCGTATAAAGTAACAGTAACTACTCCAGATGCGTCCCCAAGTTATTTATTAGTTCCTTTTGAACAAGCAATTGAAGGTAGCAATATTTATGATTTACAATTAGGAACAGCAAATGCAAAAACTTTTACAGTTTCATTTTGGGTAAAATGCAGTTTGTCTGGAGAGTTGCCAGTAGCAGTTTTTAATGGCCCTTCAATTACTACTTATTATGTAAAAAATGTTACTGTTACAGCAGACACTTGGCACTATAAAACTATTACAATCTCTGGAGCAACTTCCGAAACATTTGGAAGCACTAATACAACAGGTTTGTATTTATCTATTGGTGCTGCTGGGCCAGTAGCATATCAAGCTACATCTGAAGGAGTTTGGTCAACTGGTGGTAATGTTAAAGAGTTTTTAAGTAATTCATTAAATATTTTTGGTACAAATGGTGCGACACTTCAAATCACCGGAGTCCAGCTTGAAGAAGGCACAGTCGCAACACCATTTGAGCATCGGCCTTATGGTCTGGAACTAAGTTTATGTCAGAGGTACTATGAAAAATCATTTAATCTAAACACTGTACCAGCCAATAATACCGGTGAGACAACAGTTATGTATTCGCATCGGCAGAGCGGATACGGAATGGCGGTACCAATAGTTTTCAAGGAACGAAAAAGAATAGCAGGAGCAACCACGATAGTTTATAATCCTTATAACACTACTGCTAATCGGGCAGCTTGGGTTGCAAGTTCAAATCAAGCGTTTACACATAGTACAGTTTATAGCGTAACGGAAACTGGTTTTTTTGTTTTAAATTTTTCAAGTCCTGTTGTTAGCCCCGACACAACAGGTAATATCATTGCGTTTAATTGGTCAGCAGATGCTGAGTTATAAAGGAAAAAAATATGTATAAACTATCACAACAACCAAATTTATCAATCATTCGATTAGCAGATGGCGCACATATTCCAGTTGCTCCTGGCAATCGTGATTATGATGAATACAAAGAATGGTTAGCAGAAGGTAACACTCCTGAACCAGCTGATGTCATACCAGCGGATGTTCAACTAAGAGCAGAAAGAGACCGACTGTTAGCAGAAACAGACACACCTTGGGGACTTGCTGACTATGATCATCCTGACAAGCAATTGTGGCATGACTATCGCCAAGCTCTTCGAGACCTAACAACAACCGCCGATCCACAATTAGATGCGGATGGCAATCTAACAAACGTCAACTGGCCAACAAAACCAGCATAACATGTCATACATTGGTAATATCCCTGTTCTTCAAACAACAGAATATCGAGAAGAACATACAATCACAGAAGGAACACAATCTGGCTTTGTCACGCAAGGATATCTACCAGGATACATCTCCGTCTATCGTAACGGTGTACGCTTGGCTGAAGAAGACTTTCTTGCTGATGATGGTTCAACTGTATTGCTGAACACACCTGCCGAGGTAGGTGATATTGTTGCCCTTGAATATCGCACAGCAGTTGTTGAGGTTAAGAACAATTCAATTAATGTTGACAAGTTAAATTTACAACCAGATTCAATACCAATTGAGGCAATTGAAATTTCAGCGAATTCAATACCAATTGAGGCACTTGATGGTCAGATTGAACTTGATAAAATAAATATAACTGCAAATTCAATCTCACTAGATTCAATTGCTTTGACTGAAAATGGCATTCCTATTTCTGCCGTAAACACTGCAGGATTAAATTTAGATGCCGGCGCAAAAGCAGATATGTTCTATGAGAACAGCAACATTCTAACAGAATCTTATACAATCACTGATGGCAAAAATGCTCTCAGTGCGGGACCGATCACAATTGCAGATGGTGTGATTGTAACAGTGCCTGCTAACTCAGTTTGGACAGTGGTATAATGGCAACAAGTATAATTAAAACAGATGAACTAAGACTGCTGAATGACCAAGTGGTGATGTCGGATGGAGCGTTGACAGAGAATGTTACGTTCCCTGCTGGGCATGTGATTCAGGTAGTCGATAATCCAATTACACCAGCAGGACAATCATCAGGTAGTAATTTTTATTCTAATAATACTTATGCGACAATTATTTTAAAAAAAGCAAATAGTAAAATAGTATTTTTTCCTGCTTCATCACCTCAAATTGGTGACGGTGGAGATGCACATTATACAATTCATTGGAGATATAGAGATGTTCCTTCAACAGGAACTTGGAGCAGTTATGCCGATACTTTAAGAATAAGATTGAAATTACATGGACATCCATCCTGGAGAGAATTGCCTTTAGGTGGTGTTGGAGTTCATAGTCCAAATAAACCAGCAGGATATGAATTAGAATATAGATTATATTATGAAGTTAACGCAGGTTCAGTTTATGATGCTGACGCTTGGGGTTACGGAACACAAATGCATAATATGACTTTAATGGAAATTGCAACATGATTAAAAAAAGTAGTACAAGGATATTAAACGAAGCATTATCAAGCATGTTCAATAAAGAACTAGTATTGTGTCATATTGTTGGTGATAAAATAATTGAATGGTTTGAACCTGAATTAGAAAAACCAACAGAAGAAGAAATCCAAGCCAAGATTGCAGAACTCGAAGCTGCCGAACCCATGCGATTATTGAAAGAAGAACGCAATCGGCTACTTGCGGAAACAGATTGGAGATTTCGTGTTGACCAAGATCCAAGTCAAGAATGGTATGACTATTGTCAAGCCTTGAGAGACCTACCAGCAAACAGTGATCCTCAACTGGATGAGAATGTTCAATTGATCAATGTAACCTGGCCGACACCACCGGAGAACTAATATGCGACCGAGATTGTTTCGTGAGGCTGTTGATGCATTGATACCAAATGCTACTTGTAAAATTGAAAATTTACAAATAGTTGAATGGAATGATTCACGACCACAACCTACACAAGAAGAACTTGATAATAAAATAAAAGAACTTTTAGTCAAAGAACCTTGGCGATTATTGAGAAACAAAAGAACAGATCTTTTATATGCTACGGATTATAAAATAAAGATTGCAGAAAAAATGGGTGAAACTGTTTCTGAAGAATGTCTAACATATCGGCAACAACTTCGTGATTTACCCGCAAATTGTGATCCTCAATTGGATGAAAATGGAAATTTGACTAATGTAACCTGGCCGGAGGAACCAAATGCCTAGTGCTTTACGAATCAAAGAACTAAGAGATTTGAATGACAATGTGATGATGCAGAATGGAGCATTGACAAGCAATGTTGACATGTCAAATGTTGTGTTTCCTGCTGGACATATCATCAAAGCATCGGCAATTGTTAATAATACTAGAACTGACATTAGGGGAAATTCTGGTAATAGAAGTTGGACCTGGGGAACATTTACAAAAACAAGGTCAGACACAAATATTTTATTTAATGGAACTTTACTTATGCATGATGATGTATCCAATGATTCTGATGCTACCGGTTTATACATAGGTTTTAATAGTGCATCTTTATCAGACCTTAAAAAAAGAACATTAAGTAGAATAGATGTTACAGGTAGTAATTTTAAAGAAAGATTTCTACAAACAACAGGATTTGCTTCTGCCTCTGAATTGCCTTATAGTGAAGTATATACAGTGAGATGGGGTGTTGATGGTACTGGATCAAATTACATAGCAAATTATTGGAACCCCAATACTTCTGATGACAGTAGATATATGGATCAAAGAGAAAGCACTTTATTAATTTACGAAGTAATGCCATAAAAAGGAGAATCCAATGGCAGTTAAGATATACGGTTCGAATCGTATTGATTTAGATGGCAACAATGAAACATTCAGTATACGTGCCACGGCTGATGATGAGTTGAATTTTTACAAAGGTGCAAGCACAAAGTTGATGGGAATGGATGCAAGTGGATTTGAGAGTAAGCCGAATATACCTGCTTTTATGGCATATGGAAATAAAGGAATACAGAGTATTGATCCTGGTCAGGAGTTTCCAATTAATGCAACATCAGCAAATATAGGTAATCACTATAACACAAGCACATATAGATTTACGGCTCCAGTTGCCGGTTTTTATTCTTTTCAATATGGTGTTTATTCTTACGTTGTCGGGCAAATAGCAATAAAAAAAAACGGTGTAGACTGGATACCAAGTGATACTATGGGTCTTTTTTCTGTAGAAAGTGACAAAATAAACAGTGCCGCTATCTCAATGTCATTAGCAGCAGGTGATTATGTAAGTGTTGGTTTTAGAAATGGGTATAGTGGTAATGTTTATACCGCTCATACTTGGCTATCGGGTTTTTTAGTTGGCTAACAAGTTAACATGAACCTTCGAACAAAACTATATCAAGATTACTTTTTGTTTAAAGGTCTATTCACACGCAAAGAACTTTTTCATCCAAAAGTAATCAGTGTGTTTATCTTTTCATACCTTTTCGTTTTTGCTGCTACGGTGATTGTATACATTTCTCAATAGATAAATATAGAAAACTGAATTTTCAATTTTTTTCAAAGAAAAAATATGGGC